CTTTGGCACGGCGGCGCGCGCCGCGGCAGCCAAGGGGGGCCGGAAGCCGCAGCAGCAGGCGCGACGCGAGGTCGAGCGGAACCAGAGCCGTCAGGCGGGTTCCCGAAGCGATACTGCCACCCAGCGGGGTCGGCAGGATTCCACGCCGGAGTCCCGGCTGGATGGGGTTTCGATCTAAGACGAGCCATGACGGCTCGTCACAATTAGGAGACGACGATGGCCGTCAACCAGGCTTCCTCATTTTCTGCCGATATTGAAAACTATATCGCAGACAAGACGTTGCCTCTCGCCCGCAAACAGCTGGTCGCTTACCAGTTCGGCGATCCGCTCCGGCTTCCCAAGGGACGCGGAACGACTTATACCGCAACGCGGTATCTGCGTATCCCGCTCCCCTACGCGCCGCTTTCGGAAGGTGTCCCGCCCGTCGGCGAGGCGATGACCATTCAGCAGGTTTCGGCGACCGCCCAGCAATGGGGCGACAAGGTCACGATCACCGACGTGGCCGAGATGACCATCAAGCACCCGCTGTTCCAGAAGGCTACCGAACTCGTGGCGCTGCAGATCGCGGAAACGCTCGAGCGCAATACCTTCAACACCCTGAACTCCGGCACCCAGATCAACTACGTGAACTCGCGCGGCGCGCGGGCCTCGCTGACGACGGGTGACGTGCTCAACCCCCACGAGATCAACCGGGCCTACGCCCAGCTCTACAATCTCGGCTCGCCGCGTTACAATGGCGACGAGATGACCGACGAGAAGCTGAAGGCGGATGCCGGGGGCGCCCGCGCCTCGGCGAACCCGCGGATGATGCCGCATTACGTCTCGATCATCCACCCGTTCCCGGCGCAGGATCTGCGCGAGAATAACACGATCGCGACTGCCTGGTCCTACTCGGATGTCAACCGCCTGTACAATTTCGAAGTCGGCGAGTGGGGCGGCATCCGCTTCACGCAGTCGAACATGGTGCCTTACTGGACCGGCATTGCGGCTATCCAGGGGACGCCTGGCACTGCCGGCGCGCTGGCGACTGGCACCTACTACATCAAGGTCACGGCATCCGACACCCAGAACCAGTACGAGAGCCAGGTCTATCAGGTCTCGAATTCGATCTCCGTGACGGGTCCGACCGGCTCGATCGCGGTGACGCTGCCGACCCTGGCCGGCTACACCTTCAACGTCTACGTCGGCACGACTTCCAGCCCGACTAACCTCGGTCTGTGCGCTTCCGGCCCGACCATCGGCCCGATGCAGGGTCAGGCCACGCAGCTCGCCGGTACCCAGACCGTGGTCATCACGGGCACTGGCACCGCGCAGACGCCCCCGGCCGCGCCCGGCACTGGCTTCACCGTGTATCCGACCTACATCATCGGTCGCGGCGCCTACGGTCAGGTCATGCTGGACGACGCGAAGTTCACCTACCTGAAGGAAGCCGACAAGAGCGATCCGCTCAACCAGTTGCGTGTCGTGGGCTGGAAGTGTTTCTACGGCACTCTGATCCAGAACCAGCAGTTCTTCATGCGGATCGAGTCGCTGTCGTCCTTCTCCGGCACTTTCGGCTAACCAGTTAACGGACCCGGTTTAACCGGGTCCGTCTCCCTTCGAGGCGAAAGCCCCCATGCAAGGAGACTTCTAATGGCCCTCGGCACGCTCGGCACGAACGCCAACAATTCGCTGGCCTCGCTGGTGTGGAATCCCATGTCGACCGTGGATGATGTTTCGCTGATCGCGGCGCACATCCTCGGTCAATCCAACCCAACTCATCCCATCGCCCCCGGCGCGTTTTCTAAGGCAGGCCGCTTGCACTTTCCGGGGCGCTTTGGGTTCGTGCTGCTGAAGCCCGGCGACGTCGTGGCTTACGACCATTTCGGCTGGCCGATCTTTGTGTCCAGCGAGTCTATCGCGGACGGCTCGTCCTCGTGGCATCTAGTGTAAAAGGGAACCCATGGCCAAAGAACCGACACCCGTTACCAAGGGCCCGCAGCCCAAGCAGATCGTTGACATCTCGATCCTCGACGTCGACGCGAAGGCGAAGATCCGGGCTCGCGCCAAGGCCAAGGTTGAGAAGGAGCGTCTTGCTGCCGCCGAGGCCGAGCTGCTCGCCCAGTACGAGAAGGAGGAGCGCCAGGCCGGCGGTCTCGAGGAGGAGCTGGAAACGGTCTATATCGACCTTGCTCCCTACGCGGACAGGATCACGCTGGATGGCGTGCTTTACTTCCAGGGGCAGACCAAGACGGTGCGCAAGTCGGTGGCCGAAGTCATCAACGAGATCTGCGCACGTACCTGGTCGCACCAGTCGATCGTTGACGGCAAGTCAGAGGACTTCTACCGTAAGGGTCGCGGCCAAAGGGTCGTCCCCCTCGGCAATGGCGGAGCGGGGGTCACAAACATACTGAGGGCTTGATGTCGGACGAAAAAGGGGAAACCGAGCCGGCGATCGGTGTTTCGCTGAACGCCAACCTGTCACCCACTAAGCAGATCGTGCTGCAGACGCACGTTCCTGTGGAGTGGACCGAGGAGCAGATCAACAAACTGGTCGACAAGCTCTCTGGCGTGATCGACCGGAAAGAGGCGTACTACCGGATCGAGATTCTGGAAGCGGAGCTCGAACAGAACGAACAGGCACTTTACTCGATCAACGACAATCTCGCCAATGTCGAGAAGAACGCCTTGATGAAGTGGGAGGCCAGCAACAAGCGCCGGCCATTCGAGTGGTCGGGGCAGGAGCTGATCCAGAAGAAGCAGGCCGAAGACACGGTCGTTCGGCAGACGAAGATCGTGAAGCAGTGCCGTGATCGGCTCACGGAGGCGAAGAGGAAGGCCGGCGTAGACGATGGGACTGCAAGCTCAGCAAATAGTTAGCCTCGCTTGTCAAATTGCGAAATGCCCCGGCTACGCGTCACAGGCGGGGCAATTTCTCAACAACGTGCTGCAGTCGCTTGCGCAGGACTACGATCTCGACGTCATCCGCAAGACGGCGACCGGGACCTTCAATACCTCGACCACTGGTTACAGCTACGCCGCCGGCGCGGGACCCAACCCGCTGCCGGCAGACTGCCTGCGCGTGCACCGCAACGGTGCGTTCTATTACATCAACAACGTGCCCTACACGATGATCGGCACTACGCAGGAGGAGTTCGACACCTTCGTCCAGCAGGCAGGCGTGGCATCCTACCCGAGCCGGTTCTATGTCGATGTGGCGGTCTCGCCGATGAACATGTATGTGTGGCAACCGGCAGCCGGTGCCTACCCATGGACGGTGCGCTACAACCCGCAGATGCCTGATATCACGACGCCGGAGAGCAGCACGACGGTACCGTGGTTCCCGAACACCCAGCTCCTGATCGACATGGTCGCGGGTCTCCTGATGGGTATCACCGGCGACCAGCGGCGGGAAGCGGGGCAGTCGTACAGCGATGACGCGATTGACTTGCGGCTCGCCAAGTACCTGAAGATGAAGGATGATCCGGAGACCGGCATCAAGCGCGTGACGCTCGACCGCTCTATGTTCGGAAATACCGCCTGGTCGAATCTTCCTAACACAAAGACCGTGGGGTGGTGAGGTGGGTTCCTCGCTGATCAACGGCATGCCGGTCAAATGGTCGCCCGCGGGGCTATCGGACGCGCTCGACTCTACGAGCGTGTTCCCCGGCGCCATGGGCGCGCTGACCAACTTGATTCCGGACCCGACGACCAAGAACCTGTGGCAGTGCCGTCCGGCTTCGATTCTGCTGGCGGATTTGGCTGTCGATGCCGGAGCTTTCAGCTCCGGCTTTAGCTCGGGTTTTGCAACCAGCATCGCGCCGAACGCGAGCTTCATTTCCGTCATGAAGACGGTAGGTACCAAGATTTTTGGAATGGTGGCGTCGGATCTCAACGTCGGGCACGACCAGCCGTTCGCCTACGATCTCGTCACTGGAGCCTTCAGCCTGATCACCGGCATCACGGCGGTCAACACGCCTATCAGTCCCGTGACAACGGGCGACTGGACGCCGCCGACGATGGACCTGATTGGCACCAAGCTGGTGGTCACGCATCCCGGCTACACGGGCGCGGCCGGCGTTTACTTCGGCTGGTTTGACATCAGCGACCTGACGGCGATTACCTGGAACGGCGGTAACACGACCACAACCGGTTTGCCTGCAGTGCCTGTGGCAGTGAAGCAGTTCTACAATCGAGCTTACTTTCTGGTGAACCCGGCGACAGGAAACCCCGGTGCGTACTTTACCGATGTGCTCACCCTCACCATCACCTCCGGCACGCAAGTCATTACTTTTGGCGACAACGTGAAACTGACCGCGCTGGGCGCGCTCGCACTCAACAACCAGCTCGGCGGCATCATCCAGTCCTTGATCGTCTTCAAGGGCGTGGCGAACATGTATCAGATTACCGGCGATGCAGCACTCACCGGCAACGATGCGCTGCGCGTCAACTCCATGAATACAGCCACAGGCACGTTGGCGCCGAACTCGATTACCTCGACTCCGCGCGGGCTGGCTTTCATGGCACCGGATGGTCTGCGCGTGGTGGATTTCAAGGGCACCGTTTCCGATCCCGTAGGGGACGCCGGTCAGGGCGTCACGGTGCCGTTCATCTATGCGGTTCACCCTTCGCGCATGGCGGCTGCGTGCAATGCCAACACGTATCGCGTGAGCGTGCAGAACGGCAATGCCACCGACTCGCCCAATCAGGAATACTGGTACAATATCCCGCGCGGTGTCTGGAGCGGCCCGCACTCTTTCCCGGCTTCGCAAATCCAAGTCTACAACAACACGTTCATTGTGGCGCCTATTTCTGCCACGGCGAAACTGTTTCAATCCGACGCTGCGCAGAACTCGACATCGACTTACGTCGAGAATGGCAGCCAAATGACGTTCACCTTCGCCACAGCCATGCTGCCGAACACGCAGCAGATGTCCGAGAACTCCATGGTGGAAAGCACGGTCAACATCGGCATGCCTGATGGGCAGCAGATCGCGTGCTATGCAGTCGACGAGAGCGGCGTAATTTTCGATAGCGTCGTGCTGACCTCAACCATGGCTACGGCGGTGTGGGGCAGCTTCGTGTGGGGCTCAGCGCTATGGGCGGGTGCGTCAAACGCGCTCGCGCCTCGGCAGCTCAAGTGGAGTATACCCATCGTATTTCAGCGGCTGGCGCTCCTCGCCACGGGCAACTGCGCGCAGAACCTGAAACTGGGTGATGTATATCTGCGGTACCAGCCGCTTGGCTACCTCCTGCAACGGGATTTACACGTAGCATGAAAAAGTTTCTCGCAGGACTCCTGATCTACTTTCTCGCGCTGGCGCAGGCTGACGCGCAGATCGTAGGTGCACTTCCGTTCCAGTTGCAGAACGGCACGACGGCTGACGTCACCCAGGTGATGGCGGACTTCGACAAGATCCTGAACGACACCAACGCCAACGCTGCCAAGAACGGCGTCAATACCGACATCACGGCGTTGACCGCACTGGTGACTCCGATCACGCCTGCGCAAGGCGGCACTACGATCTATTTCGCCTCGACCTCCGGCGGCTCGGCCAACGCCCAGACCGTGACGAGCCCGACGCCGACCGGCTTCACGTTGGCGGTAGGCAAGCGAGTGACGTTTATCGCTGGCTTCACCAACACAGGCGCGATGACGCTCAACGTCAATGCGACCGGCGTCACCAATGTCTACCGCTACACGCCTTTAGGACCGGCCGTGTTGACCGGCGGTGAAGTGGTTGCGGGCAACTACGTCGAAGTGGTTTTCGACGGTACGCAGTTTCAGCTTTACACCAATGCCGCGACGCCTTTGAACGGACCTTACACCATATTGGCCAGTGCTTCCACGACTGACCTGGGCACTGTCAGTTCGCACGCTGTGACCATTAGCGGCACCACGACCATAACCAGCTTTGGGTCCCGCGCCACAACGGTATACCCCAACTACAAACTGTATTTTACCGGAGTGCTGACGCTTACTAATGGTTCAAGTTTGGTTTTGCCGGGCGGTGCCGACATCATCACAGCAGTCGGTGATTCAGCTGAAGCGTTGTACGCCGGAAGCGGCAACTGGATTGTCACTAACTACAGCCGTAAAAACGGCCAGCCGTTGGCCTTCAGCGCCAACTTCCTGCAGGGCTACATCAACGGCTGCATACTGTCTACTGCTGGTTCCAGCTCGACGATGTCGATCTCTGCGTGTCAGGCGACTGACTCTACTAACGCTCAGGTGATGATCGGGGCAGCGAGTTCCAAGACCACGTCGTCATGGACAGTAGGCGCCGCGGGTGGGGGGCTGGATACGGGGGCTATCGCTACAAATACATGGTACCACTTCCACGAGATGGTGCGCCCGGACACGGGTGTTGTCGATTACTGTATCTCGCTATCAGCGTCATCCTGCACGACCGGCGGTGCCATCCCGGCAGCCTACACCCTGTTCCGGCGCATCGGTTCGGGCAAGACTAACGGTTCTTCGCAGTGGACCTTGTTTTTTCAGAACGGTGATGAATTCCTTTGGAGCACGCCAGTTCTTGACGTTAACATTTCTAATCTTTCGACAACTCAACTGACAGAAACGCTGGCGAGCGTCCCGACTGGAGTAGTTGTTGATGCGCTCATGAACTTCGCTATTCAAAGCACATCTGTTGGCATCAACGTCTACCTCGCGCCGCTTTCCGTGGCTAACCTAGCGCCATCGTCTTCAGCGGCCCCCGGAGCTTCTCTACGAACGCAAGTTGCCTCAGTCGCCATTTGGTCCGGTAGGTTCACTATCAGAACTGATACGGCAGCATCTTTCGGAGCGCGCGCCGACGCCAGCTCGACAAGTCTGCTATGTGTAACTCTTGGTTGGATCGACCGGCGCGGCAAGCAATAAAGTTGCTTTCTAAAGTGGAACTGTTAGTGTAACCGGGCCGATTTGGCCCACAGGGAGACGAACATGAAGCGCATCACCGCCGCCCTCGCGGCCATTGTTTTTACCGCTGTCGCTGCGTGGGGCGCCAATTTGTCGCTCCTGACCGGTCCCCAGGACCCGAGCCAGCTGCTCGCCACCATCAACCAGCTGGTTCAGTCGATCAACACCGGCATCACGCCGCAGACGATGGCGAACTTCGGCAACCCGCGCAATCTGCTCGAGAACGGCCAGATGCAGGTCCAGCAGCGCGGCACCGGCACCCGGACCTGCGGTACGACCACCATTCCGACCACGGCCTACGCGGCCGATCGCTGGGGATGCAACGTCAACGTGACGTCCGGCGCCGGCACCCTGCAGGTGATCACCACCAACCTGCCCTCCTCGCCGACCTTCAACGCCGGCATGGTCTTCTATCGCACCTCCGGCGCGCTTGCTCAGCCGCAGTGCGTCATGCAGGAGATCCCGACCGCCAGAGTGGTCCCGCTGCAGGGCGGCAACGTCACGCTTTCTGTGTATATTCAGGGGCTTGCGGCCATGCTGGCCGAGAGCACCACGGTCAATGCCTACCTGTTTACGGGCACCGGCACGGATGAAGGTCTGCAGTCGTTCACCGCCTCGCCGGCGATCACGCCCGCCTGGACCGGCATCGCCTCCTCCCAGACCGCGGCCTTCACGATCACGTCGTCCTGGGCGCGCTACTCGACGACGTTCCAGGTCGGCGCCACCGTGACCGAGGCGGCTGTCGCGCTCTGCTGGACGCCCACCACGGGCGGCTCGGCCGGCACCACGGACGGCTTCCGCTTCACCGGCGTGCAGCTCGAGCAGGGCAGCGCAGCCTCCGCGTTTGAGTACCTGCCCTACGGTACGGAACTCCGCACCGCGCAGCGCTACTATTACCAGCTCAACGAGACCTCGGCGATCTTCCCGGTGGCCCCGTGCGCCGCGATCGACACGACCCACACCAACTGCATCGTCAAGTTGCCGCAGACGATGCGCGCGGCTCCGTCTCTGTCCTTCGCCAACGGCTTCGCCTCGCCGACCACGACTTCGCAGGCTACCCTTGGTGCCTGTACCACGCTGGCGGCAGCCACGACCGTCACCTCGACGGTGGGCGGTGTCGAGAGCATCCTGGTCAACTGCACGGCGACCACCATCCCGGCGGCCGGCGTGGCATCGTTCCTGTACTCCAATAACGGCTCGGGTATCATCCGCGCCAGCGCTGACTTCTAAGGAGGCACCATGGCCAGCAAGTCACTGATGGAGGGGCTGAAAAATCACAGCCCCAGTGCCGAAGACGCTTCGACCCGTCTTCCCAAGGGACCGAGTGTGAACGCCGATGCAACACGCTCCAAGCCTGCAACCACCCCTCCGACTCTCGGGCCCCGGACAGCCTGAGTTCGCCTGGGAGCGGTTCGGTTCCATCGCCCACGAGCTCCCGCCTCTCCTGACGGAGAACTGGCGGGAGACCGTGTTTGACGAGAAGGTTGCCCCTCTCTCGATCGACTTCGACCGGCTGTACCAGTACGACATTGCTGGCGCGCTGCGCATCCTCACGGTGCGACGCAATAAGGCATTGGTGGGGTACGTGTTTCTCCTCGTAGGCCCACACCCTAACCACAAGACGGTCTGCTACGGCATGATCGAGAAATACTGGCTCGACCCCGCGGAACGGGCCGGTTGGACGGGCCTGAAGATGTTCAAAATGGCGATCGCCGGCGCGCGGCTGTTCGGCTGCAAGGTCATGCACGTTGCGTCCACGATCAAATTCGAGGACAATAGGGTAACGAAATTGCTCCAGCGTCTGGGCTTTGTGCCCACGGAGATCGTCCACACAAAGGTGCTCTGATGGAATTCCTCGGTCCTGCACTCTCGATCGGTGGCGCTCTCGGTGGCCTGTTTGGTGGCAGCAATGACAAGCCGCAGGCCCCGCCGCAGTACCAGTTCCAGAACATGGGCGGCGCGGACACCGCGTCGATTCAGGGCCTGCAGAACCTGCCGCAGTACAACGCCTACGCGCAGACGCTGCCGCAAGCCGGTGGCCTGGCGCAGGGCGTGGTCAATAACCCCTACGCTGGACTTTACCAGGGACTGACGAACAGCGCGGCCAACACCGGCTGGAACGTCGGCGGCCAGCAGACCGGTGCGGGTCTCAATCTGATGGGTGCCGGCCAGGGCGTGCTGCCCTATGCAGGTAGCCTTCTAAACCTGGGCTTCGACCCCCAGAACGCGCTGTACGATCGAACCAAGCAGCAGCTCACGGACTCCACTCGTGCCGGCCTCGCCGCCCGCGGGCTCAACACATCACCCTATGGCGCCGGCGTGGAGAACAAGGCGCTGTCGGACTTCGACATCGACTGGCAGAACAACCTGCTTAGCCGGGCGAACCAGGGTGCGCAGGGCGCGGGTTACCTGCTCAACTCCGGTGGCAACGCCATCAACCTAGGTCAGAACGTCTCCACGCTCGGCCTCAACACGCTGACGAACGCGGCCGGCCTGCCCTACAACGCCTACAACGCCATGCAGCTGGCGGGCCTCGGCGCGCTCGGGCAATACGGCCAGTTGGGTCAGGGCGCCGGCAACCAGGCTTACCAGCCCATCCAGGGCTACCTTGACTATCTCAAGGGCGGAACCGGTGCCACCTCCGTGGCGAACCAGAACTACGCCAACCAGAACGCGGCGCAGAACCAGCAGTTCAACCAGCAGCAGACGCTGGGCAAGAACCTCGGCGCTGGGCTTCAAGGGCTGGGGCAAGCGTTCAAAGGCGGTGGGTTTGGCGGTTACGGACCAATCACATTGGGCGGGGCAGGTGGTCCCATGCCGTTTTATTGAGGGTTAGATGAACTTCGGCGGCCTCTCAGCGGTCTATCCCGGCTACCAGGCGTCTGAACATACCGGGCTGGAGAACGAACGCTCGCGCCTCGTCAACGAGGAGGCGGTGCGCAAGGCGCTGGCTTCTGAGATCCTTGGCCGAGCGTTCAGTGACGGCTGGGGACAACCGCAAGGCCCGCAGCCACCCGCGCCGGGTCAGTCGTCGATGCCCGCTCAACCGCCTCCGCAGGCCGTGCCGATGCCTCAACCTCGTCCCGAGGCAGTTGGAGGGCCGGGGGGTCCGCGGCCTGTTGCCATGCCCCCGCAGGCCGCGGCACCGGGTCCCCAGATGGCACCCGGCGGCATGCCGGAGATCAGCCCGCAGGCGCTCACCCTGCAGGTGCTCACCCAGCGCATCCTGCAGACCACGCCGCAGGTGCGGAACCACCCGGAGCTGCTGCTGCTGGCGCTGGAGCGCGCGGCGCCGATCCTTGATCAAGTGTCCGAATTGAAGCAGGAGATGCAGCGGCAGTCGCTGGACACCCGTGAGCGCATAGTGCGCATGCAGCAGGAAGGACTCAACCAGCGCAACGAAGCGTCCACCGGGGCGCGGATGTATGGCGCCGACCGTGGGTACGAGGGGCGTGTTTACAGCGCTGACCGCGGACTGGAAGGACGGAAGTATACAGCCGACACCCTGTTGCAGGCGCGCGAGTTGTCCACGCAAACTAGGCGTGACATCGCCCAGCTGTCCGCCGAAACGCGTCGGGAAATTGCTGACCGAGCCGAGGTAGGTCGTACCAACCGGGCCGAGTTGTCTGCTAACGCGCGCAGGGAGATCGCCCAGCTCGGTGCAGATACGCGCCGGGAAGTTGTGGGCTTTATGGAAGAAGGGCGCGATCGACGCGCCACACAAGCCTCTGAAGACCGGCGCTATGGTGTGGAAAGTCGCGCGAATACTGCCGCGGAAGCTGAAGCCGGCCGGATGCGGCGTGCCGAGATGTCGCTGGAGACGCGTCAGGCCATGCAGCGCATGTCGCAGGCTGCGCGACAGGAGATCGAGGACGCTCGCCAGGAAGGCGCCGACCGACGCGCGGGACTGTCCGCCGAGACGCGTCGCGAGCTTGCGGCTCTCAACGCTGGTGCGCGCAGGGAGATAACCGAGTTCCTGGAAAGCGGGCGCAACGAGCGTGCAGCACGGGCTGAAGGCGGAAGGGAACAGCGCTTTCAGCAGAGCGACACCACGCGAAGGGACCTCGCCACTGACCGCAACGCGCGCACCGACCGCAGGCTTAATCAAACGGATGCTCGTGAAGCCAGGCTCGAGAGATTTGCTACCAGCCGGCAGGGAATTGCTATCCAAAAACTGGATCAGGCTCGTCAAGCTCTGGAAGCGCGTATCGACGCTGCGAAGACCAAAGAAGAACGCGAGCGGCTGGCACTTGAACTGCGGACCAACCACCAGAAGGCTACCGAAATACTGAGTGCCAACAGCGTCATGTCAGAATTGGACCCGGAAGATAAAAAACAGTTTTTGTCGGCACGATCGGCTGAAATAGAAAACGCCATTGCACGTTTGCGAAACGGAAGCCGTCCTGCCGCTCCTCAGACAGCAGGCCAGCTTCCGGCGCCCGGCGCTTCGCCAGCTGCCCAAGCACCCGCGCCGGGCGCATCCTTTGCTGCTCCACCCGCGCCCCTCCTGGAAGACGCGAAGGCCGCGATCGCGAAGGGCGCCCCGCGCGATGCTGTTATCAAGCGCCTGCGAGACCAGGGATATGATACTGGTGGGCTGTAATGGGCGCTTTCGACGATCTCGTTCCGCAAGAAGCTCCTGCATCGGCGGGCGCCTTCGACGATCTGATTCCTAAACAGGCGCCTGCTGCGCGGGTTGCGGGTGCGTTCGACGATCTTATTCCCAAGCAAGCACCGCACCAGAGCGTCCTTGGTGCCATCCACGAGAAGATCAACCCGGAGCCGATCATCGGTGGCGTGGGCGCTTCCATCGGGCGCATGCTCCACGGGCTTGCCACGCTGCCTGAGCGGGCGATCAAGGCCAGCCAGCAGGACGTCCAGACTATGGGCAGCGGGGAGCCTATACAGGCTGTCGATCCGGCTGCCGAGGCCGCCATGGCGACGCTGCCGTTCAGGAAGACGGTCGGCGGCGTGCGGGCACATCCGAGTGAAGCGACTGCGGTTGAAGCTCCAAAACCTGTTCCTGAAACCCCCAAACCAGCCGAACCACCGCCCGTTGAGCCTGCAGGTGTTGTCCCTCCACAAATCACCGCCGAGACAATGCGTCCGGCGGCTGAGCCGCCTGCGCCTCCAGCAAAGCCTGCAACTCCACAGGCGCTTGCCGATGATCTGCAGACTCTGCGCCAGTCCTCAGTGGCAGATCGTGCCGAGGTTGGTAATACCATCCGAGCGCTACCGGAAGCAGCGCGTGACCCGGCTGTCGGCGAACGCCTGTATCACGCGGCCGAAGACCCTAAGGCTCTGGCTGAACTGACGCCGGAAGAACGGGCGCTCTACGATGAGCATCTGGCACCGCTGCGCGCTGAGCAGGCACGACTGGCCGAAGAAGCCCGCGCGCTTGGTGGGGGCCCCGAGCTCATTGGCGATCCAAACTATATCCATCGTATCTCCAAGGGGCACGCGCCAGCCTATGATAGCCTGAGCGGTGACGCCTATGACCCCGTCACCGGTACGCGAGGACTGCCGCGCACGACGGCAGCGCTGCAAGAGCGCAAGTTCTTTGTGCTCGAGGACGCAGCAGGCAACCGCAAAGTGGTGTCGGCCGGAGATACACCGGCCGTGTGGAACGACAAGAAGGCCACGCCTATTCCCGATGCACCTGAAATCGTTCCCGGTGAGAACGTCGCTATCGGCGGTAAAGAATGGAAGGTGAAGCAGGCTACTACCAAGGAGATCGAGCAGCATACCTCGGTAGAGTACCACAAGAACGCGTTCGTCAATACAGCCGACGCGATCGTGCGGCTGCGCGAAGTGGTGCGTAATCTGAAGTTCGTCCAAGAAGTGAAGGGATCAGCATGGTGGCTGGAGCACGCCGTCAAGGCCGATGGCAACCGGCAAATCCCTGACGGATGGGTGCGCCCCAAGATGCCGCAATTTGCAGAGTGGTACGTCGATCCAAAGATCGCGCATGTGCTAGACGACTTCTACAAGCCGGGCTTGCTTGACGCTGGCAGCGCACTTCGCAAGATCAACCAGTTTGCAACGTCATCCATGTTCTGGAATCCTATCCCGCATATGCAGAACGTCGGTGTTCACTGGGCGGTAGCGCGCGGCTGGGACTGGTTGCGCCCTGGACCATGGCGCCATTTCGCTACCGACATGACGCGCGCCATCAAGGCTGTCGTTACTCAGAACAAGGACTACCAGCGTTTTTTGCGTGAAGGCGGCGGGCTAGTTTATGGCGGTGTCAAGAACGCGGACTTCTACCGTGACATTGGCCGCCACATGGGCATGGACATCGAAAAGAATTGGGGGTCGTGGAAGCCACTGTTCGACAAGTTTGGTCTTAAGACTCCCTACGAGGCTGTTGCGTGGTGGTACGGCAAGATGCGCGAGGTGCTGTGGGCGTCATCCGACGCGCTGATGATGCACCGCTATCTGGAGCTGGAGCGCAAGGGTCACTCCATGCGCCACGCCATGAAGGAAGCAGAGAAGCACATCCCCAACTACCGCATCCCATCCGAGATACTGGGCAGCCGCACGGCATCCAGAATTGCGCAGGAGCCTGCGGCAGTAGTCTTCGCGCGTTACCATTACGGCATGTGGAAGTCGTTCATGAACATGGCCGCAGACCTGACTAAAGGGACCATGGCTGAGAAGAAGGAAGCACTCGGTAACGTGGCTGCACTGGCGGCCATGGGCTTCGTTGTTTATCCTGTGATCGACGCCATCTACGGGAAGATCACCGGAGATGAAAAGGCCAAAATGTTACGACGCGGTGCCATGTCCGTGCCGCACGGGTTGAGCGAAACAGCGAAAGACCGGCAGTCCTTTTCTCAGTTTCTGCAAAGCAACATCACAGCGGCTCCGGCTACCAAGGAAGTGCTACAACAGTTTTTCGGTAAGGACTTCTTCACAGGCAAGGACCTTGGAGGGGCTGTGCCCCGCGTTTCCCATGCCAGTAAGGTGTTCCTGCAACCGCTGAGCACCGTGGAGCAGACGGTAGCAGGCACTGGTGGCAAGAAAGGCAAGCGTGCGCCGCGCACCGCGGGGCGTACTATTCTTGACACTATTGTCGGCGGTGAAAACACATCCGGCAAAACCGAAGGCGGCAAAAAGTACGGAGCTAAACTACGAGCCAAAGAAGAAAAGCGCCACGCAAGAAAACCACAAGGGCTGATAGAACAGGGTTACTATGGCGCCAAGAAAGCGCTGATGGAAAAAATGCAGCAGTACAAAGGGCCTCAGTAATGTTTGCCCAAAGCCTTTTCCACGCGCTTTTCCAGCGCGTACACGCGCTTGATGAAGTCTGCGCGACGTTTTTCTATATCCCGACTTTGCTGTAGTGCTGCGTTTTTAGGGTCGAACAGTATGGTGGTATCAAACAGTGCCTGCCACATGTCTTCCAAAAGTTTTTTGTTCATGGTAAACTCCTCCTATTGTCAACAACTAGCATGACTTGGGATAGTTGTCAATGAGCATGCTGGGCGACATGCCGGAGCACATCAGGAAGCGGCACACGGCGCCCGAGATCGGCTCGCTGGACGATGCCGTGCTGCCGATCGCCCCGCCGCGCCCGGTCGAGGTGGAGATCCTGTCGCCGCGCGGTGAGGCGCGCGATGCCGTGCTGGACTCCTCGGCCAAGCTCGACGAGATCACCGAGCTTGCCATGCAGCGGCTCAAGGACGTCCTGATCGAGCCGGCGAGCGACCTGAAAGAACTGGCGATCCAGATGGACGGCATCCGGATCGCGCTTACCACGCAGCTTCGCGTGGACGATTCGCGCCTGAAGAAGCGTCAGACAGACACGCTGAAAGAACTCCTGAAGCGCATGAATGAAGAAGAAGCCAAGCTGAAATTGTCAGCCTGACTACTTTTTTTTCTTCTTGGCGTTGGCCTTGGCGACCGCTGCCTTGTCCATCTTCTCGTCGGCCTTGGAGCCTTCCCACTTCTTCGCAGTCATCTTACCTTTCTTGGCCATGTGGCCCTCCTTTAGCCCGCTTGGTTGCGGGGGTCACTCAAACTTCCCAAACAGCCGCTCGTCCTTCTCACGCTGGTGCCCCCGCTTCGGATGATCTACCACGGCCGCCACGGCTTTCAGGTGTCCTGACATGGCGGGGATCGAAGCGTCCACTTCCCAAGCCTTGACCTGGCCGGTGGCATGCGTCGTGCCGGCGCCCAGTGTCTTGGCCGCGAGCCGCGTGAATATCCCCATGGCGCGCAGCTCCTTGATGAACGTGTCGGTGTTTGCGCCCTTGTCGATCAGCCAGCGGCGCAGCGCCAGCTCCTCGATGAAGATGCGCTGCGGCTTCATCTCGTTGCGCACCAGCAAGTTCCTGCGTGGCTCGAGCAGGGCCTGCGAGGCACCTCCGGGTCCGGACTTGGGCACGTCGTTGACGACGAGGGTGTCCATCAGATGCTGGTCGAGGAAGCGCACGAGTAGGGACACCGGCTCGAACTTGTGGTCGCCTTCGGTGACGTTGCGCTTGCCCTGCACGTATTCCATGGCCCAGCCCGCGATGCGGTCGACCGAGAAGTCCAGGATGCCCGCGTGCTTGACAATGGTGCCGGCGGCGATGACGCTGGAGATCGCGCGCACCCAGAAGCGGTGCTCCGGGTTTAGCAGCGTCTTCTTCCAGACCTGATCGGTCCAGCGCGGCAGGGCGTCCTTGATGTAGGTCAGGGTTTGGGGCTGGAGGAGGGAGCGCAGGTATAAGTCAGCGGCGTAACCGGAGTTGTCGTCCAGCTGCTTTCGGAGGGCATCTCCTCGCTTCTTGTCGGTGCTTTGGAGGGGGTCAAGCGTGAACTCAAGAACGCGGTAGGCTGGGGCATCGGTTCCGTCCATGCTGGACAGGATGTCGACAATGGAGTTATTGCTGGCGAGAAGCAGGATGGTTTGCCACTCAGCACGGACATGACGCAAATTGCCATCAGCGGTTCCACGATCGCGATCCCTCCCATTGGTGAACATGAGCACGAACCGGCGAATGACTTCCGGGTCGCGGTTGAACAGCTCGTCGTAGGTGCAGGCGATATTGCCGAAGACGGCAAGTTTCAAACCCTTGGCGACGCTGGTGTCGTCGTCGATGATCTGGGTGCCCTTCAAGCGTCCCCAAACACTTGCCGCAGCTTCCAAAGCAGTTGTTTTGCCTGTTCCGCTTCGGTCGGAGACCAGACTGATAATAGCTCCTCCTTCTCCACTAGCGTGGAAACGCATGAGAGGGGCTGCCAAACTAGCAAGTAGCGCAAAAGATTGAGGCTCGTGGCCAGTGGCAAACAATTGATTGGCTGCCGCTCGCCATTGATCAATACTCCCGTTTCGTCGAGGGCCAAGGTATTGTGACCGGAGCCTGATTTCATCGCTTCCGATAACCGGTGTAATACCGTTAGCGGTATAGAGATTCCCTCCAAACAGGAAGGAAGTATCGTCGTCCTTCCATCCGAACTGGTCATAGCGCCGCTCCAGTTTTTTGTTGGTGTTGTAGTTGTCCATCGAGTCTCTCACGAAGCGTCGGAACAGGTCGGTATCGTGGACGATAACGCCCTGCGCTGCCATCTCGGAGATCCCTGTCCCCGAGAAGAAGGTGCGCGCCGACGAGATCACCTTGCGCTCTCCCTCCTGTGGCATCTTCAGTGTCATCGACAACGAGAAGTCCTGGTTTACTTCGCCGGTCTGGACGCTGTCGAGGAAGACCGGGAAGCCGCAGATTTTTTGTAGTGTCGGGGTGCCGCCCGTTTTTTCGTGGACGAAGCAGAGCGCGCCGTCCTTGATGGTGTAGCCGTCCGGGATGCGCGGGTCTTTTTCTTCAGCTTCTCCGAATGGCGAAAGTTGTCCCTCCGCATCAGTTCGGCCACTGCGGTCAGCCCCACTTTCTGCATGCGCTTTATTTCTGCCAAGCTGTATGGGGGAAGTGATTTGACCTTTGAAGGGGCATCCTGCACAATCTGCCGGATTGAGAGCTTCGAAGCGCGCACAAGTGGTAGGTCCGAATTCATGGACGCGTGCAAGGCGTTCAGCCGTTTCGCCATAGGAGTACCCTTCATATCCCCGGCTCGACCACGCGTGAGCATACGCTGGACCGTCGACACAAAAGCTGAGAACTCCAAGCGCAGCATACCAATCTGGCTCTGGCAGGTTTCCACCGCTGAGCGCAAATCGGCGTAGCTGTCCGCATGCGCGGGCTGCTGGCTCTGTCCATCGAGGTTCGTCGGTATGAATGTTACCAGCTGCGGCAATAATTGACGGTACGCTTCTGCCGGCAGTACGCGCTGGTACCAAACGTCCTGCATTAATTTCAGTAGTTCTGGTTCTACTTGCATTTTCCCCTTCCAAAAACTTCCCGAACAGACCAAGCGAGTAAGGCCCTACAAGTTCTCCTGCCCGGACCAGCTTGGCTCCATCCTTGCGATGGTGCGTTCCGGGTGTACGCAATATAGACGATATATCCGCAGTTCGTTCCGGCCCAGCCGCAAGGCCCTCACGCTGGCATAGCCGCTTGAGTCCTTCAGCGTATCGTTCCCAGTCGTCGCGCCCCACCAGAGCGTCCAGCGGCCAATATACATGCAGCCCAACTCCTGAACCGATATAAACTGGCTGGGGCAGATGGGTGACACCCACGAAACTTTGTACGGCCAGAGCGGCGGCAGTGGCTGATTCGTAAGGCTTGCCAGGCCCTGCATCAATGTCGAGCCAAAACGCTCGCGCGCCAAGCGCATTGGATTTGGTGCGTCCAAGAGATCGCGCGCTTCGAGGAGTACCCTTGGGATCTGACTGCGGCACCTTGTAAGATGCACAGGCATGATAGACCGTGCGGCCGAGCGCATCCTGCTGAAGAATGAACTTGCAGAGTTCTTCGGTCGTAGCGAAGAACTGGTTCCACTTCTTGCTGTCATTGATCACCGTCGCGCATTTGTATCCCTCGTCAGGCAGAACGCTTTTTAGGAATTCGAGCGCAGTGGTCATTCGCCAGCCCCTGGATGTAACGAGGACGCGCCGTGAGGGAGAGATCGACCGGCACGGGGAACCCGCGACGCTGGCGAATCAGTTGTTCGAGTATGCTAAGCCGCCGCTTGGCTTCTTCCCCTGCTGGCCCTCGTGGCTCACGATGATCGTTGAGCCACGAAGCGGTCGTAGAGTAGGACCGGCCGAACCAATGGCGCAAGTCTCCTTGCGCCATGTGGCCACGTTCCATCGCTTTCCGGAGGCGATCGGCAAAGATCATGTCGGCAGCCTGAAAGCCTCGTCCAGCCGGGACTGGATGTCACCGCCCAGGTCGCTGGTCGGCGGCGGGTTGGGGTGCATCCCGAACGCCGGGCTGGGAGGAGCCGGCGGGGGCGGTGCAGCATTCTCCGAAGCCACCCGGAGGAAGTCCGGGATGTCGAGGTTAGAAGGGGATGCCGCAGCCGGGAAACTGGAG